AAGGGGGAGAGCATAATGAGTGACGAAGAGATGATACAACTTATATGTATGTTGTCAGAGCTAGATGAATTTAAAAGAAAACAGATAGCTATACTATTGATGTCTACTACCTTAAACCCCTTATCAGTAGAAGAGGTTGCTGGTTTTATGGTTGATATAGCAGAGGAGAAAAACAATGGGTGAATATTACACAGAGGACTTATCAAAGTTTGGTTACAGAGAATTAGATGAAGCTGGCAAACTTTTGTCAGCAATCAAATCTGGTTTGCCAGAAGATTTTTGGGAAGAGGGTATAAGGGTTGGTTTTAACATGCAATCTGGTTATGTATTTCTAACCAATGATGATTACCAAGTTGCTATGCTTGATGATGAAGGTAAGCTGTATTCTTTTTATTCCACACCCTATGAGGGCAGAGAGGGTAGTTATGAAGAGCTTTTAAAAGAGTATGATGACATGCACCCTGAAGACCAAGAGTTTTTAGTAGGATTAGAAAAATATTATAACTTTGAGAGAACTTACAATGAATCTTAAAAGCTGGTTTATAACCATATTGATATTTGTGATGTTGGGCTTTGTAGGTGCTATGGATTACCAAGATGAGCTGTTAGCTCAACAGCATTACACTGACATGGTGTGTGCTGGTCACTACCCAGACTACAAAGAACTAAAGCCTACCTGTAGTTAGTACAAGTCTCCTAGCTCTATGGTTTGGGTTCCCTCTAAGCCATAGGGCACAAACTTATCTTCTTCTTTACATCTGAGCAACAAAGACAAAGCCTGTTGGTTCTTGGCTCTAGCATACTCCATGGCTTCATCAGATAAGGTGTAAACCACATAAGGAAATGGGTGAGTCTTTTCTTGTGCTAAAAAGTTAAAACTACCAGCTGGTAAATCCAATATCCTACAAGCATCAACATACAAAGATGCTTGCATATGATAGTTAAAAGCATTGATGGCTTGCTTGAATCCTCTAAAAGAAGCATCTCTACAAGTCTTCAAATCCCACACATCTTTGTTGTCATACCAATCCATTCTGCATTTGAAGGGATGACCATGATATGTGAATACAAGAGTGCACTCCACTTTGTGGTCTTCTTTAGGGATGAAGTCTTTGACTATCTCTCTTCTTTCCATACACAAGTCATATAGGTCTTGTGTGATAGGTGTTCTATTGCCCACAGTTGCTAAGAAGTCTTCATACTCAGCTTTACCTACCTTAGTTCTTCTGTCTATGTTGGGTTGTATGACAAACTCCTCATCAAATTTATGATGCTCTAGGAACACTGTGTGTTGCACTCTACCTTCCAGCAAAGCTGGAGAGGGTGTCAACCCTTTCTTGTTTTTCCAAGTGTAAGGACATTTGATTACAGCTGTGAGGTCATGTGACCTATATGCTGGTATTGAGTCATATTCCTCATAAGTTAAGTTTTCATAGATACCTTCTTTAAACTCCATCTTCTGCTCCTTTCATTTGTTCTTCAGTCACATCAAAGCAATTAAGGTTGCCAGCCACTGTTCTCCTCTCTCCTGAACCAAAAAAAGGGTAAACCACATGTTGCATCCAAGATGGAAACAACAGCAACTTACCCTCCTCTGGTTTCACATATCGAGACTGAGAAGGTCTTAGCCTTTCTGGGTCAGATGTCTGGTTAAGACCATATGTGAAATTGATATACCCATCTATCACTCCAGATGAGTTGTATAAACTGTATTCTTCTATTTCTTTGCCCTCTGCTGTCTTACCTATCTGCTCTGGCACTTTTGTCCATGTGGTAAAGCTTATGCCCATAGGTGAAGCTGTTAGGTGGTCATGTATAGGGTTGTAATCTCCTTCATAGCTGTGCACTGACCAGAGCTTATCTGTGACCACTTGTTTGGGTCTTATCATGGTTCCTGTTTGTTGTACAAAGTGTTTGAGATAAGCCACCCCTAGATTCTCAACCATAAGTCTAAATTGTTTCAGCTCATCACATTTAAAATCCATAGACAGCTGTTCACCTTGGTGTATCTGTCCAACCAAATCACCACTAAGTGATTGTCTGTTTGGATTTTGTAGTTCTTTGTCTAAATATGTGTTGAGTGTTTGTATTGTGTCTGTAGACATCTGGTGCTCCATCATTATGGCTGATGGCAAGTTATAGATGTCATACTCTAAGCTACTCAATGAAGTTCCTTGCTTCTTCTATTATTTGTTTGTCTAAGTTTTTAAGTTCTTGTATAAGCTTACTGATATACCACTGATGCTTTTCTAAATCTTCTATCTCTTTGTCCTTATACTTAAACCTATGCAGATATTTGATGGCTGTGCCCTCTAGGTAATATCTAAAGTTGTCACCCAGTTGTTGTTTGATGTAATCAATACACTCCACCTCACCTTGATTTTCATAGTGAGGTGGGTGATTGACCATATCTTTATCTGTCATAGTAAAGGGGGTGTGGGTGGAATTTACTTGGTGTGAGATTAGAGAAAAACACCACCCACTAAAACTTTCTCAAAATGGCACTGTATCATTGTCATCTTCTTCAGCTTGGAAGCCAGCCAACCCATTTGATTCTTCCTCTACAACTTCTGCTTCTTCTACAGTAGCATTGTCATCTTTGTTGGCTGCTTTGTATTCAAAGCTGTCTTCAATGTCTCTCTGTTGCCACTCAGGTAATGTGTCAAATATATCACACATGGCTTTAGTTTTCTCACTGCTATTGCCATTAAATTCATCACAGTACACATCCATATCAAAAGCAACCAGCTCATTGTGTGTTGGTGTCTCTTGTACACCACCATCAGGTTTAAAGATGCCACCTATCTTGGCTTTGCCATTGGCAGTATGTGCAACTTCAATCAAAGCATTTTTGCCCAATAGATTGGAAATATCAAAACCAGCTTCTTCATCTGGTGTGAAGTTCTTACCTCTCCATGACACCAAATCTTTTCTCAGTGCACTGGACTCAAACAGACTCTGTGTGTAAGTTCTGGAAATACTCAAAGGTCTACCATCTTCCATTTTCTCTGTTGGCAGTTCAAAGGTAATATTCACAGTGGTTCTTTTTTTTGGTTTGTCACCTTCTTTGAAAGGTGGCTCCATCCTTGTGCCCATATCTACTATGCGATAACAGACACCCTCATACTGACCCACAGCCAAAGCTTCAAAGTCACCATCACTTTTTATTGTCAAACTCATATCAGTCTCCTTTATTGTTTGCTTAATTAAATAAAATCTTGTAGTATTTTACACACTTTACCACAAACTGCAACAGACCTATAAAAAGAGAAAATTGATGTCACTGAAAATTACACGCCCAACAAAGAATTTTGATAAACCATTTACAACAGATTTAATACATGAGTTCTCTAATTTCTTAGCAGAGAACCACATGGAACCAGACCCAAAGAAAGGCTTGGTCACTGATGGCTCAATAGGTCGAGCATACATCAATGTTGGTGGCAAGCGTAAATTCTGTGGGTGGTATCAGCTGTGGCTTGGTCAATCTGTGCCCTTTGGCAGATTGGGTGACTACCGATACTCAGCTGATTCTCCCACAGCCACATGGAAACCAGAAAACAAAAAGAAGTTTGCACTGACCAAAGAAGCCAAGGCTGAGATAGAGGCTTTGAGAAAAGAAGCCAACATCAAACAAGAGGAGAAGTATTCTAAGGCTGCTAAACGTGCACAGGGCTTGTGGGCTGAAGCAAAACCCTGTGAGAAGCACCCATACCTAGAGAAGAAAAAAGTCTTTTCCTATGGGCTTAGAATTAACTCTGATGGGGTGTTGATGATACCACTGTATGACAAGCAACTGTCTGTGGTGGGCATCCAGTACATAGATGATGTGGGCAACAAAAAGTTTCTCACTGGCTCAAAGAAGACTGGCAGTTTTTTTATATTGGGTCAGGAGATAATGAAGACCAGTGATGTCATTAATTATGCAGAAGGTTATGCAACTGGAGCTAGTGTGTATGCTGATTACTCACAACCTGTCATCATCAGTTTTGATGCTTACAACCTTACACCTGTGGCTGAGGTTATGTTTGAGTTTTTTCCAAAAAGAAAACATGTATTCATTGCTGACAATGATGACAGCAAGACTGGTGAGAAAGAGGCAAGTAAAGCTTGTCAGTACATACTGAAGAACAAAGGAAATGCAGAGGTTCTGATGCCTCAGAGCCAAGGTGATTACAATGACCATAAGAATGAAGCACTGGAAGGAGAGCTGATACCCTCACTGCAAAAACTAGATTTACCAGTGGAGTATGACTTTCAAAGAAATGCCAATGGTAGGTTCTTGAACACCAAAGATAATGTCAATGGTGTGCTCAAGACCCATAGCATAGATGTCAGATACAATGTGATAAAAAAGAGAATGGAGATAGA